CGGGTCACTCAGCTTATCGAACTCTCCAGTAACCAGATCCACAGCTACCAGAAAGGGGGGCTGTTCCTGGATATCCCCCTGCAAAGTGCCGATTATCCCAGGGACGGCAGAGACGGGGTGCTGTTTAAACCTACGGCACCGACCGCAGAGTCGGTAGGGATGCGCAACTTTCTGGAGCAACACACCTGGATCGATTTGGATGGAGATGGCTATCAAGAGCCTTATATTGTCACTCTCCATGAAGAATCGGGGCAAGTGCTCCGGATTAAGGCCCGATATACCGAAGATACGGTCTATGTCAATAGCAAAAACGAAGTTATTTATATTGATCCCATTGAATATTTTACCAAGTTTCCGTTTATCCCCAGTCCCGACGGAGGGTTTTACGATCTAGGCTTTGGCGTGCTTCTAGGCCCCCTCAATGCCACGGCTAACACCCTGTTCAATCAACTGATTGACGCGGGAACCCTGGCCAATACCCAGGGAGGCTTCCTTGGGCGGGGGCTGAGGATTAAAGAAGGCACTGTCCGCTTTCGCCCAGGGGAGTGGAAAGTGGTTAACGCAAGTGGCAATGATATTGCCAAATCCGTCTACCCCCTCCCCGTAAGAGATCCGAGCCAGGTCCTATTTAACCTGCTGAATATGTCCCTTGAGGCAGGGCAAAGGCTCTCCAGCACGGTGGATATTATGGTGGGGGAAACCCCAGGACAGAACACCCCGGCCACGACCACCATGGCGGCCATTGATCAGGGGTCTAAAGTGATTACTGCGATTTATAAACGATTGCACACCGCCCTTAAGGAGGAGTTTAGAAAGCTTTTCTACCTTAACAGTGTTTACCTAGATCCCCAGGAGTATTTCACCGTTCTTGATGATAACAAACTGACCTCAGAGCAGGCGGGCTTAGCCGACTACAACCAGGAGGACTTGGACGTTATCCCTGCCGCCGATCCCTCCGTCTCCGCTGATTCCATGAGATTAGCTAAAGCCAACGGCCTCATGGAGTTGATTAGGATGGGAACCATTAACCCCCAGGAAGCGACCATGCGGGTATTGGAGGCCCAGGATCAGGACAATATCCCTGCCCTGGTAACGATGCCCCCTCCGCAACCCAATCCAGAAATACAACTGGAACAAATGAAGATCCAACTGGATGCTCAACTCCGGAACCGGGAATTAGATATTAAAGAAAAACTGGCGGAAATACAGCGGCTACAAGTACTGTCCCAGGTGGATAAAGCCGAGGCCGATAAGGAACTCACTGCCGCTAAGACTTTCCAGACCCGCGCCCAGGCTGGATCTCAAGTGCAACAGATTTTACAAGGAGCGACCCAACCCAATGACTCTAACCCAACCCCAGGGGGAACTGGATAAAGACTGGCTCATCCACCCCTCTGCCAGGGACTTTAAAAACAACCTCTGCCAAGCCATTGTGGATATCAAAGACGAATGGGCCAGAGGATCTCTTACGACCGATAATGCATCGGAAACCCTACGAATGAATGCCCACGCTTTGGGGATGATTTTCGCCCTGGAAGCGGTGCTGGAGTACTTCACTGCCGAAACAACGAATGAGGAAATGCAACCCCAATGAGACTGAAAGCTTTAGGTTATCGTCTACTTCTTGAGTTAGATCCCCTGAAAACGCAAAGCTCAGGAGGAATTATTCTCCCCGAAACCCGCCAGGATAAGGCTGCGCGTAACGTAGGCACGGTGGTGGCCATAGGCCCCGATTGTTGGAGTGGCGCAACTCCCTGGGCCAAGGTGGGGGATAAAATACTATTCACCCGCTATGGGGCTGTCCCTATTGTCGACCCTGAGCAGCCAGATCGGGAGTTTGTGTTGATTAATGATTCTGATGCCCTCTGTGGCTATGACATGGAGAACGCCGCCTAATGGAAGCAGAAAATCAGGAAGTCACTGGAGAACAAGGCACTGCGCAAGAATCCCCTACGCTGACCCCTGCCCAGGAGCAGGCGCTAAGTTATGGCTGGCAGCCCCGGGAGGAGTGGACAGGAGACCCGGATTCCTGGGTAGACGCCCCAGAGTATAACCGACGAACCAAGCTCATCGGTCAAATCAAGGCCCAAAGGCAGGAGACCCAGGAGCTTAAAGCCGCCCTTAAGCAAATGCATACCCTGATGGTTAAGAACACGGAGGCCGCCTACAACCAGGCCATTACCGATATTCAGGCCCAGCGCAATGCAGCCCTCCAGGAAGGGGACACCACTAAAGTGATGCAGCTGGAGCAGCAACTCAACAACACCCACCAGGCGGCACAACTCAGCACCAACGAGCTTAAAAAGGCGGGTCAGATTCCTGAGATCCCAGAGTTTTTCCGCGCCTGGAAGGAGAGAAATGACTGGTATGGCACCAACACTAAACGCACAGCCTACGCCGATGCCATGGCCAAAGCCATTGCCCAGGAGTATCAGCAGCGAGGGGAAACCCCCGACAGGGAAGTGGTTTTGCAGCGAATAGAGGAAGAGGATCGAGCCATGTTTAAAAACGGGGGCAAGACCTTGAAAGCGGCCGACACCCTAGGTACATCCCCGCCAACCCCTAAAAATACCCAGGGGAAGGGAAAAGGAATTTCAAGTCTGCCTCTCGATATTCAGGCCATTGCACGGACCCTGTGTAACGCTACCGGAATGACCGAGGCGGAGTATATGAAGAGCTATCAGCTGATGGAGGGCAAATAACCATGGCCTTGTTACAGCATATTGACAAGGGGGGAAGACCCCGTAGCCGAGAGACCGTTCTGGCCTCCAAGCCCAACCGAGCCCCCATTAACGGGGCCAGGGACGTGCTTAAAGTGGATGGCCTCCCAAGAGGGCTTATCTCCCGCTGGGTGAATGATTCAGGAGATAGAGTTCTCCGGTTCCGGGAGGCAGGGTATGAGTTTGTGACCACCAAAGGAATCCTGGTCGGGGAGAGAACGGCAGAGCAAAACCCTGAGATGGGGGAGAGCATCGGCTCTATTGTCTGCAAGCGGGTGGGACAGGAGGACGGTATCCCTATTATGGCCTACCTGATGGCCATTGAAGAGGAATTTTATGCCGAGGATCAAAAGAAAAAACAGGACCGACTTTTACGTAAAGAGCGGGATATTTCTCAACCTAGTAAGGAACAGGGACAATATGGAAGTGTTAAGTTTGGTTAAAAGGAGTAATCTTTAAGTGGCAAATATTAATCGAGTGAATGGATTTAGACCCGTCAGCACCTTGTCCGGCTCTAGCTGGCAAGCGGCTATCCGCACCTATGAGTGTGGAACAAGTGCGGCCAATATCTTCCCAGGAGATCTTATCAAGCTTTTAGCGGATGGCACCGTGGCCGCTGCCGCTGCGGGAGATGTGGAACTGATAGGGGCCTGTGTAGGTGTCACCGACTGGATGCCCAGCCGAGTGAATGGTAAAAACGATAATTTTATCACCAACGGCAGCACCCCTGATTTAAGCAAACGGTACCACCCCACGGGGACCAAAGGAACCATACTTGTCGTTGTAGGGCCGGATATCCTCTATGAGGCCCAGGAGGATGGGGTAGGCTCACAGCTTGCCCTGGCAGATGTGGGATCTAACGTGGATTTAGTAGATGGTGGAGGGAATACGGTCTCCGGCTGTTCAGGGCAGCAGCTAGATTCCAGTACGGTAGCCACTACCTCCGCACAGCTACGCTTAGTCGAGTTCTGCAACCGCCCCGACAACACCCTAGGCAGTGCTTACGCACGTTGGATTGTGCGCATCAACGAGAATCATTTCACTAAATTAGCAGGGATATAGCTAAATGTCTGTTATTAATTCCGGTAATTTTTCCAAAGCCCTCTATCCTGGCGTCTTGTCCTGGTACGGCAAGGCCTACAATGAGTACCCGATGGAGTGCTTCCAGGTCTTTGAGAAGAAAATGATTTCCAAACGGGCCTTTGAGGAGGTGGTCTCCCAGGCGGGTCTCGGCTTGCTGAAAGTCAAGGGGGAAGGTGCCCCCATTACCTACGACACCGAGCAGCAGGGATTTGTCACCCGATTCACCCATGTGGAGTATGGCCTTGGGTTTATGATCACCAAGATCATGATGGAAGACGATCTCTATGATGTGGTCGGTGAGCAACGGGCCAAGAATCTAGGCTTCTCGGTGCGCCAGACCCAGGAGATCGTCAGCGCCAATGTGCTTAATCGGGCCTTTAATTCCAGCTATACCTATGGAGATGGTAAGGAGCTTTGTTCAGACTCTCACCCCAACATCTCGGGAGGCACCTGGTCTAACATAAATTCTGCGGATCTTTCTGAAGCGGCTCTAGAGCAAGCCATTATTGATATTGGCCGCTTTACCAATGATCGCGGGTTTTTGATTGCTGCCAAAGCCCGTAGATTGGTGGTCCCGGTAGATCTTCAGTTTGACGCGGAGCGCATCTTGGGCAGTAATCTTCGGGTAGGTACGGCAAATAATGACCTTAATGCAGTTAAGAGCCTGGGCAAACTGCCGGATGGGTTCTTCACCTACCATTACTTGGAAGATCCAGACGCCTGGTTTGTGCAAACCGATGTTCCCAATGGCTTGACTTATATGGAGCGCAGAGCCCCAGAGTTTACCACCGACAATGACTGGGATACGGAAAACGCCAAGTTTAAAGTCACCACCCGTTTCTCGGTGGGGTGTATTGACCCCCGCTCTATCTACGGCTCTCCAGGGGCTTAATTAATTTGGGGGATGAAACAGTCTGAAATATACCCCTAATTGTACCATGCATAATCAGCTATCACTTGTAAAGGATCCTTATGGCCACTAAAACCCTTGTTGCCTACAAAGCGGAGGGGATAGCTACCCCCAATGCCTTCGAAATTAACAGCACTAACGGCACCACCGCCCTACTTCTGGACGGGAAGCAGGTCTTAACCGCCCAACAGGCGGCGATTGCAGATCTAGGACAAACCATCAGTGCTACGTATGACCAGACACAAGTACAAGCCATCAGCAGTAAAGTAGATTCCATTCTTGCCATGCTCCGCACCCAGGGACTTATCAGCAGCTAACCTATGGCTAAATATCTGCTAGAACCCACCACCAGCGCCACGCAGTCTAAGGGGATTGTTGGGGATATTCACTCTCTTCCCCTTCACCTAACGGCCCCAGGGTTAGCGGGCAGTGAGGCAGTCACCGTGCAGAAGCAATCTGCCTCTGGGAACTGGTCGGACTATATCGCCGATGGCGCAACACAGCAAGTCACCGCAACCAATACAGGGGTGGCCATCTACGCCCCAGGCATCTATCGGGGCAGCAAAAGTGCAACCGCGGCAGCGGTCGGTGTTGAAGTGTCCACGCTATATAACCCCTAACCATGATTATCCCAAGAAGCATTACCTCAAGCGGCCTTGCCATGGGAACCTCAACGGCAGGGGGAATCTCTTCCGCTATGGGTTTGGTTGGCGGGGGGCTGTCGGCGGTGCTGGATTTCACCCAATCCCCCCGCCCACAACGGGCCATCCCCTACACCAACGGTAGCCTCTATAGCTTTGCGCGCAATAGCACTGTCTGGTGTCCCGTCTATGACACCGCGACGCAAAGCTTAAAGTGGGTAGAAATCCCGGCTAATGTGCCGCCGATGCCGGGGATGCGGTGGGATGCGGATGCAAAAGTTTATTCACCCTACGATGAGCACTTAAATCCGATACCGGCGAGCTTTCTTAAGGGCTACTGGTATTTGCCGCAAGCCGTCAATTCGGTGGCTTATAGCCGAAAATTCGACGGGACGGGTTGGGCATTTACCGGAACATTGACAATTACAAAAGATCAGATTGGTTTCGATGGGACCGCCAATAGTGCCTCTACGCTTACAGATACCGACACGACTAAAACATCCTTCGCGCAAGTAACGGCGACCGTTGCTAATGATAGCAGCACGCACTGCATCGCTGTTTTGATCGGCAAGGATAGCAACGAAAGTCGCTATCCCATGATTCGTGCTGCGCTTATTGGCGGTACTGGGATTGTTGTTAATTATTTGGTTAACACCAAAACGGGGGCCACCCATCAAGTCACGAACTCTGCGGGAGGTACGTTCTCTATAAATGACTTTAATGAGAATTTCTGGCAGGCGCAGCTATTTATTCCGAACAACGGCACTGGAAATACAACACTCACCGCGCAATTGTACCCCGCAGCAGAAAATAGCTTTACGGGCGGCGGTACCTCTGAGGTAACGGGCAGCACGGTTTTCGATCAATTTGAAATCCGCCTCAATACGTCTTTCTACGATGGCTCTCCCATCGTCACCAATGGCAATGCCGTAACCCGACTGGATGGAAACTACAGCCTGGCTTATGCCAATCACAAGCAAGCTGTAGGGATGATTCTTTGTGAGATGGAATCTGGAATAGCTTCCAGCCTGATCAACTCAGTTGATAACCGCTTAATTACCAACTTTAATGGATCTGGCCCAGGCCAGTTATATTTTACCAGCAGCGCAATATACTCGTATGACTCCTCAAGCAAAGTCAATGTATCTGGCATTAATCTTAACCCTGGAACCGTGAATAAAATTGCTCTGCGCTGGTCTGGCACATCCCGCGCGGTCATTGTGAATGGTGTTGAGGGTTCGGGTCTTTATGATGGCTCATTTCCGGGGCCAGGCGCTGAGAACAGTATTATAATTGCGGTTAATAATCCCGTTCCATTTTACCTCAAATCCCTCAAATACTACCAGGTAGATAGAGGCACCGCCTGGATACAGGGGCAGCAGTCATGACAGTCGATGTACTCTTTTATGCCCCTGACGTTGCCGCCGTTATCCCAGAGCTAGCGGAGAAGCTCCCTCAAGCCCTCACTTTTGATGAAGAAGGGAATCCAACGGGCTATTCGGTAGCCAAATTCCCGCCAGTGAGGACGGCTAACCAGCAATCCTCCCTCACGCTCGCCCGGCTCACAGAGACCGAATGGCAGGAGTTTCAGGACGCCACTATTGCCTCGCTCCAGGTATTAGCCTCTGGTGTTGACCCCATAGGTCAAATCCTCAATGGTGAGGATGCCGATAAGCGCGCACTCTACCGGAGCCTCTGGCCGGAGATCTGGAGCACCACGGATGAGGACGGGGAGACTGTGACGGTACCGAATGTTCCCAGATTTGGGGGTTTTGCAGGAGATACTTATGTCTAGATCCCGATATATCCCAGGGGAGTGGAACGTCATCTGCCCCATGTGCGGTTTTCAGTATAAAGCCTCTCAAATGAGAACCCGTTGGGATGGGCAAAAGGTCTGCCCCAAGGACTGGGACCCCTACCATCCCCAGGATTTAGTCCAAGCAGTAGACGATAACCCCTCAGTTCCCTGGGCCACTCCAGAACAGGCATTTAATTTCCTGGAGGATACAAGTCCAGTTACTCAAGAGATGAAAGACTCCTACCCTCACTCAGTCACCCCCGCCTAATGACCACCACCCTCACCTTAAACAAAACCCAGATCATTACCAAGGCCATGCAGATCATTGGGGCACTCCCTAGTGGACAGCTTCCTACTGATCAGGAAATGGTGGACAACTCTCTGCACCTTAACCTGCTCCTTAAAAGTTATCTGGCAGAGGGACTGATTAACTGGCACCAGGATTTGTTTATCCTGTTCCCTGTCAAGGGCCAGACCAGTTATATCTTTCCCCCCAACAATACCGATCAAATCAAGTGGACCACGGAAAGCGCCTTATTGACCAGTACCTTGGCAGAGGGCTGTGCAGCAGGGGACAGTATCCTGACGTTATCCAACCCGCCTACAAGCAACTTTAATCAGGGTCAAGTGGGCGCAGGAACACTGGTGGGGGTTACCCTGACAGATAATACGCTCTTCTGGAGTTACACGCAGAATGAGGTCACCGATACCCAGGTATCGCTCATTGATTCTTTAAGTGCCTCCGCCACAAAGGGGGCCTGTATCTACTTCCTATTGGATAATGGCGCCCCAAGAAGCCTTCCAAGTAAGCTGGTTGCCGTAATGCGGCGTAATGCGACTCATCAGGATTTCCCCCTACGGCCACTGGCCTTTCACGATTACCAACGCCTAACCACCAAAACCCAGACGGGCATCCCTCTGCAATACACCACTAGAGAAACCCTCACGGACCGCCGAATTTACCTCTGGCCCACTCCCCAGGACAGCACCTATCGGATTTACCTCCAGGCCCAGACGGAATACACCGTCATGGAGGATGACAGCAGCCCAGTCCCTATCTCCTCAGAGGGGTATTTGGCTTTGGTCTGGGAGTTGGCTTCCCTCCTTGGGATAGAGTTTGGCTGTGATATCAATCTCCTAGGGGTGATTACGGCAAAAGCCCAGTACTATAAAGATTTGGCTCTTGGGTTTGGTACCGAGGGCAGCTACGTACAACTGGCCCCTGACTATGGACCGTAATAGACTCCTTAGAATACCCTTAGCGGTCAATCTGGACACCCAAGCCTCCTCTGGGGTTTTATCAAGGGGAGCTTATCTGCGCAACTCCCAGGTAAGAGCGCGGTATAACCAGGATGTTTATGTCACGCAACGCCCTGGGGTGCTGGTGCTGGAGGATGCCAGCGATAAAGTCTCCTCCACGGTGGGAAGAGGGATTTACTACTGGGATACGACGGCCTCCCTCTATTTTGTCAACGGCCAGACCCTCTATCGCAATACCTATACCAACCCCATAGGGACCTTGGATGATAACACCCAACGGGTGTATATGGCCGCCCTGGGGGATTATCTGGTAGTGACTTCTCCCCAGAGTGGTAAGGCATGGACCGTCACGGCGGAGAATACGGTGACTCAGATTACCGACCCTGATTTTCCCGCCACGCTAGCAGGAGGTGTAGTCACCCTGGATGGGTATCTCTTTGTCATGGACACCTCAGCAACCCTCTACCAATCGGATCGGGATGACCCAACTTCCTGGAACGCCCTTAACTTTGTGAACGCCGAGCGGGAGCCAGATGGCGGGGTATTCATTGCCAAGCACCATAACAGTCTGGTGGCTGTAGGTACGAGAACGGTTGAGTTCTTCTATGACGCGGCCAACCCTCAAGGATCCGTGCTTAATAGAAGGGACGATGTATTCTTCTCCCTGGGGGCTGTGGATCATAATGGGTACGCCGAGAATGGAGACAGTCTTATTTTTGTTGGTAATGACCGCTCGGGGAGCCTTAGCGTCTATCTCCTGGCCGATTTGACCTTAACCAAGATTTCAACCCCTGTGGTGGATTCCTATCTGACGGACAGTTACTACAATCGGGCCAAAGGTTTTCTCGGTGCCATTCAGGGCGCTCTAGGGAAAACTTTCTACTGCATCACCACAACAACCGCTGATGAAAGCGATACCACCTTGGTTTATGACGTGGAAGCCCAACTCTGGTATGTGTGGGACACCCAAATATTAAACCACAATGATCTCTCTTTGGTGGGGACCACAGTTGCCGAATCTCCCTGTAGTCTGATGCGAAACGGGGATAGGGTACGGTTGAGTTACAACGACACTGCCGCAGATTATACAGTGTCCTCCTATTATGTGGAGCAGGGCTATCTGGAGGAGGGTTACCTCAGTGATGGGACAAGCACCAACCAGTCCTCCATCCTCATGGAGTGTGTGACCTACCCCGTAGATAGTGGCAGCCGGACTTATAAGTTCATGCACTCAGTGGAGCTTGTCAACAATAATCAGAATGATTCTGCCAGTATCACGGTAGGAATCACGGACGATAACTATAACAGCTACCGGGAGTACTCCCTGCCATTGATGGGGAGGAGAAAACTATCCCGCCTTGGGCGGTACAGCAAAAGAGCCTTGCGGCTTAAATACAGTGGCACAATCCCCCTCCAACTGTCTTTTCTAGAGGCGTGCGTTGATAGTGGCGAGTTCTAGAGTATCCCTACCCCAACCCCCCACCCAAGGGCTGCAACTCCCCTTTTCGTTGCGTAACTGGCTCCAGCAGCTTTATGTGCGCCTGGGAGAGGGGCCTTTTATGGTCAAGGGTTACTCCTGTGCCGGGTTGCCGGATCCAAAATCCTGGGGGCACAGTACCGAGTTCAGCAGCTTGATTTATGTCAACGATGATATTGGCGGTGCCGTGCTGGCCTTTAGCGATGGAACGAATTGGCGAAGATTAACGGATAGATCAGTGGTGAGTAAAACTTAACATGAGTAATTTGATTTTAAGAGCGGATAAAGGATCGGCCCTAACCTTTACCGAAATGGACAACAACCTGAAAGAGGCTTCCAAGGGAGGCTTGAGGAACCTTATCCTCAATGGGGATTTTACCTTATCTCAGGAGATCCGCTATCAGCAGCCCCTCACGGACTTTGTAAGTTTCTCCGCCCCTACAGCGAAATATATTTTTGATAACTGGCACCTTTTTGATGATGGTACGGGGGTGTGTAAGATTCACCAGACCCCTTTTACCTTAGCCCAGACGGACGTTCCGGGTAATCCCCGCTATTATCTTCGCTATGAGCAACAGGTAGATCCTGCTCAGGATAGTACTGAGCGGTATATCCGATTCTTTGTGGAGGATGTGCTACGGATAGCCGGCAGGGAAGTGACCTTAAGTTTCTGGGCGCGGTCCCAGACTTCCTCCCCGATTACCCTAGCTTACGCCCAGAATTTTGGCAGTGGGGGATCGCCTACGGCCCTAACCAGTGGGGCCACAATCCCAATCGGCACGACGTGGAAGCGGTACACCAGCACCTTTACCATTGCGAGTGCTTCCGGAAAAACCATGGGGGCGGACAATGGCCAGACCAATTTCAGGCTGAACTTCCCCACCACAGGCTTACCCATCATTGATCTGGCCAATGTGCAACTGGAGCTTGGGAACGTAGCGACGGATTTTGAGCAAATGCTGCCCGACATTACCTTAAGTTGGGCCCAACGGTATTACGAGTGCAGTTTGTTCGGCATGGGGATAGGGGGCTCGTTTACCTCTTCCGGGAGTCATATGGCAACCCTGCTTGACTCCCCCTTCCTCTGTGCCAATGTGCAGTTTGCCGAGTCGAAAAGAACGCCCCCCGCCATAACCTTGTGGTCTCTGGCGGGAACTCAGGGGAATATGACCTCCTTGCTGAACAACAGTGGAACCAACAATGATATCCCCCTTAACGCCGTCTCTCAGGTGGGCACAGGAGGTTTTGGCTGGCTTCAGGTCAGCACAGGCACCGCCCCCAAATATGGCCGCTTCCATTGGGCCGCCGATTGCCGCATGTAACAGGAAGGAACAAGACCATGGCCACTACCGGAAACAGTTTTTGGGACACTTATAATAACATCCAAAGCGCCAATGGAGGGACACGGGTCCCAAGTACCCCCTATCCAGCACCTAGCGCCCCCACGCCAAATACCTCCTATCAGGCCGCCAACAGTTGGCTATCGGCCAACATGCAGAACAACCCCACCGCCCTTAATAACGCTAAAACAGCCGCCTACGGGGCTATCAGTCAAGCCACAGGAACCCCCTCTCCCGCAGGTACTCCTGCGACCCGCACAGTGGATGAGATCCGGGCCAGAACCATGGGGATTCCCGTGGCCCAACTCATTGCCAGCCAGAACGACCCCAATTATGGGGCCGTGCAGACCTACAATACCCTGACAGGGGCCAATGAGTTCACTCCTAAATCCACGGTAGCCGCTTTCCCCTACAACTATACCCAATGGGGCACATTCTCCGGGGCCAATGTTCCCAGTAATTTCAGCACCCCCGCCATTAACCCATCCACTTACACCACCCAACAACCTACAACTAATGGGTCTCTTTTCACTGCCGATCCCTTCGCCAGTATGTTTGCCTGGGCGCTCATGCAACAACAGCAACGGCAGAACCAGGGGGCTTTAAATGCCGCCAATACAACGAATGCGCCGACAGGTAATTCCCCCTATCCTACGGTACCTAACACCTTTACCCCAACGATAGATAATATTCAGAATGGGCTAGGGAATTCCCCATTGGCGTCTTATATCAGTGATCTTTACCAGAGCAGCCCTAGCCAGTATATCCCCTATATGCTGACTTCTATGTTCGGTGGATAGTAAGCAAGGAGTAACGTATGGCCGCAGGTGGCAGTGATTTAGGATTCGGGAGTTTGGGAAAGGGCTTAGGGGGCACAGTATCTAAGGGGGCCATCTCCGATGCCACTAACATGATCTACAACAACTTCTTTGCCCCCTCCCCGGATGAGCTTCTCGATCAAGGTAAGCAGAACGCACAGACAGTGTACCCCTGGGGGCAGTATCAGGGTGGGGCAGCGGATTTACTGAATACCCTCTATCCCCAATTACTGAACCGCTATATTACCCCCGATAATACCTATACCCCAGATAAGCTTGTTGTCGACAACCCCTACCAGTCTACCAGTGGCTTGCAGGCATTCCTGGACATGCAGACCGCTCCCCAGTGGTACTCAACTTACCACCCCTTTGATTCTACTTCCGGGATTGAGCAAATGTTGGGGTCTAATGGAGCACTGACCCCTAACCAAGTGTTGATGAATACGCCATTCCAAAGCGCCTCAGCAGTTCCCGAATTCCTCACCAGCCAACAAGACCCGCTCTCGGTACAGGCCAAGAACCCCTTTGTAGACACCTCGGGTATGGCCAATTCCCCTAGCCAGCTTGATGATGCCAACGGCAACCCGGCACTATCCTACACGGAGGCCGCTAATAGTCTACTCAGCCTCCTCACTAACCCAGATAGCGTCACCCAATCCTCTGCTTACAAGTTCCGTTTAAATCAGGGTATGGAAGCACTCGACAGGCAGCTTGGGGCCAGTGGAAAGTTACTATCAGGCAATAGAATGCAAGCCCTCAGTGATTATGCCCAACAGTCTGCCAGCCAGGAGTTTGAGAACGAGTACAACCGGCGGATGCAAACTCTCCAGCAAGCCCTCACGGGGCAACAGGCGGAGTCCACCGAACGCCAGGGGGTCTATGATCGCCAGCTGCAAGCCTATAACAACAGTATGGACCGAAACCTCAACTCCTACATTCAGGAGCTTAACTCCAGGCTGCAAATGCGCGGGCAAGATCAAGACCTCTATAGCAACATTATGAATTTGTATAACCAAGGGTATGCGAATGAGGCTAATGCAAGGCTAGGACTGTATAACGCTCAACAAAATCTCTACACCAACCAAATGAATAACTATCTGCAAGGCTACTCCACCGAGGGGCAACTCCGTGCAGCTTCCGAGAATGCCAATCAGAACGCCTACTTTGGCAGTGCCAATGCCTACAACCAGGGCTACCAGAGCCAGAACCAGAACAATCAATGGTATCAGCAACTCAATGAGGCCCTTCACCAGAATGATATCTCCACTCTCCTACAACTTGCGGGAGTTAATCCTACGGCTCAGCTTGGGGCACTGGAGGCCCTCCAAGGAGGACAAAAAGCTGCACAGCAGCAAGACCAGAACAACGCTACAAGTACAGGGGATTTTGTGGGAGACCTACTTGGCGGCCTGACCTTTGGCATTTTTTAAGGAGATTATATGACTGAGTTAGTAGATATTCTCAGGGGGATGGGGCAAGAGGCGAGCGACAGGCACAAACGGGAACTGGCCGCCCAAGCAGCGGCCTATGATAACCACCAGATCACCCTCTCTAACCTGATGAAAGATCAGGTCATGGCCGATTACTATCGGGGGCTGACCAATCGCAATAACGAGGAGCTCTCACAACTCCAGGAGAACAGGCCCCTGCTCCTTGAGCAGTTTCAGTTAGGTCTGGATAGTGCGCGGCTTAAAAACAGCCTGGATCATCAGTTCTCCGAGCAAGAGCGGAAAACCCAACAGGCTGCCGATCAAGCAGCACTCACTTATAAAAATATTACCAACCAGTACACCGGTCCTCTGCTACAAGCCCAAACAGCGCAGGCCCAGGCAGGGGCTTATGCCCAGCAACAAGCCGCCAACCTGAGCCAACTCCAGCAACAAGTTACTCAGAATACACTAAGACAAAATCAACTGCTTAAAAGCCGCCAGGACTTTGATTTTAAAAATAATGTGATTGTCAACAGCCTTAAAGGGGCTAATCTCAATGACCCCTCACAGGTGGACAAGGCCCTCTCCGAGGCTGCCCGATATCTCAATAGTGCGGGGATCCCAATGAATGACACGGATTCCGCCCTAGTCCGTGCCGATCCCGCAGCCTTTATTGCCCATGCAGCTAATATTTCCAATGCGGGTAAGGTGCCGGGGCAAGATATACTCGACTATAAGAGTAAACTTCAAAGGGAAGAGGACGCCGCCAAAGCCAACGCAATGGTGAGCGCGGCAGTTGCAAAGAGTGGCCTCACTCCACAGAAACCTTTCTCCCTCTCCGCCGCCGATGCCAAGGGCCAGGAATTTACTGGCGTTGTAAACCGCTTGGGACAGAGTATGTTGGGGTGGAATTATCTCAATGCCTTTGACAAGGACAGTAAAGACTATAACCCCACGGTGGCGAACACCATTAAAACCGCCGCGCAGCAGATTATCTACTCGGCTGGAACAGGCGCTACGGATAAGCAGGATTTTCGCCGCCGTGCGGCCGCTATGACCGACACTTACCTTAAGACCTACAACGCAGGACTGGCTAAAACTCAGGACCCTGAGAAAGCCTTTGCCTATATGCCCGCTAATCCAGAGGAAGCTGTCCAGATCAGCCAGCAGGTGAGCGCTTTAGGAGATCCCAACAGTCCCGCCTCCAGGCTGATCAGATTCATTAAGCAACAGGGACTTGAGGGGGTGACCAATCACCAGGCAAGCCTAAAAGCCAGGGGAATCGCCCTAGGGCTTAACCCAAAAACCGTCGATTACCTGATTGATATGATGAGCGATCAGATGCAACGCGTAAAGCAGGCCCCTAGCTCGGAGGGGTTCATGTAATGAACGAACAGCCTACAAATGACGGCTTTCAGGGTCTCCCAAGTTTTGACGCGCTAGGGCAGGCCCTAGATATCCAACCCCAGATAGAGGCCCCCAAGCCCACCGGCCCCGCAGATACCTGGGATATCCTCTGGTATCGGTTACGTCAGGGGTTTCAGAACAGTCTGATCAGTAAAGTCGCTGATTCCCTCTCACTTATGGGAGCTTCTGATCCTGACCTCGCACGGTGGCAACTACGGCGGCAGCATGAAATTGACCTTTATAAGTCCAATCCCAGTGCAGCCCAAGCAGTTAACCAGGGGCGGGATGGGGGATTGGTTGGGGATATCGCCCAGTTTGTAGGGGCAGTAGGCCCCGACCCCACCCTCCTCCTCCCCTTTGGGGCTATAGGGGCTGCGGGCCGTGCAGCGGGGCTAGGAGCAAAAGCTGCCGTTGGGGGAACGATGGCCGCTATTGGGGCCACAGCGAATATGGCTCATCAGTATGTGCAATCCCCTGATATTGACTTTAAGGAAACGGCCCTATGGGGTGCCTTATCGGGGGTATTAGGCTACGCCCTGACCCCAGAGAAAGCAGCGCAAGTGAGCAGGGACCTTGCCACTGCCCCTAAAATTACCCCAGGGGCCGTAGGAGAGGCCCTCCAGAATGCAGGGGTTGAGGCTACCCCCAAGGAGATACTTGCGGCTACCGACCAGGCCCAGGCCGCATGGTTAGGGGCGGATGCCACACGTACACGGAAAGCTGTGGAACAGGGCAGGCAGATGGATAGGGAACTGGCTAATCCCACCCCTCCCCTGAGAGGAACCCTGACCCTTAAGGGGGTACAGGAAGCCCCCACCCCTGTGGCTGAGGGTACACCGGTACCGGACACGGCTCCTGACTATGGGCAAGTCAATACGGCTAGAAGTAAAAGTGCCATCGCCCAAGGCCGTCAAATCCTCAATGATGAGAATGCGGCAAACAAGCTCTCCCAGTTGATAGACGATCCAGCCCTGGTGGATTTCTCCGACCGTGTGGCCCTGGATGAGCGGTGGGAGGCCGTCAAGTCCGCCTATACCTCAGCCCCGCCAGGGGTGCAGGCACTGCTCAGAGGTAAGTTTCTAGCCATCAGGGGCCAGCGGAAAGCAGGGCTAGGGGATAGATCCCTAGGCGTGGAAGTCGGGAACCATATCTCCCAAGCCATTGATCGGTATACACAACAAGCCACTAAGCTGGAACAAGCGGCTAAACGGGCCGATATTGACTTGGCCTACAGCCAAAGAGAGGCCCAGAGTGCAAGAGACTATGCCCTTGATCTGGATCTGCACTTTAAGAAAATGGAAACCCAAAGAGCGCAATTAGCCAAGCTTGCCTTTGCGGATAACAGCCCTCCCTTGGATAATGCCCTTCAGCAAGCCCTCAAGGACGCAGGACTGACCCGCTCCTGGGAAACCCCTGTAGGGAAACTTGCGGGCAAAGAGATTACGCCTGAGCCTGGAGTGACCTTCAACACGGAGGTGACCGAGGATCTTATCTCACAGAGCTACTTTAAGCTTAAGGGAGATGATATTGTCAAGCAGGTCACCCTTAAGGAGTTGCAGAACGATCTTAAAGGTATTCCCCCAGAGGTCGTACGGGAGTCGGTCATGGGGATGCGTGCCCAAGGTTCCCTAATGACCCAGACCCTAGGGGAGGAGATCGCCCTGCATATGGATACCCCCCTCCATGACTTTCTAGCAGATAAGGCAGTCGAGAACCTTCAGCAACAAAATCATTACAACTTAGCCACCCTCAGTGCTAACCCCTTCTTTAACCCTGCCCTGTTACAGAATCCGAGATTTGCGGGTGCCGCTGTGGGGGGAGTAATCGGCTTTACCCAGTCTGATGACCCTACCCAGGGACTCCTCTTTGGGGCCTTGGCGGGAGGTATGGCCCCCTGGGTTTGGGGCAAAACTGTGGGTAAGGTGACTGATATCTTTAAATCTGCTAATCCGGCAGATGTTGGGGAGGCCGTAGGGCGACATATCCAAGACCTTAATCTGATCTACAACCCCTTGACCAAGATAAAGGCCATGGGACCAGGAGGCAAAGAGCTGGTCGCTCGGATGGATACGGTGGTGGATAATGTGAATTTTAGAGTAGCCGACGTACTCACCAACTACGCCCAAGCGTTGGGTAAGGGCGTTAAACTCTCAGATAGGGATGAGCAGAATATCGCCAATCTCATTGAGGGCAAACCCACCCTGGGGGAAATCCCTGAGTATGTCCGCCGTGGCGCGGAGAGCTTGCGTAAAGCCTTTAAGGCTATTGGTGATGACGCCTACCACTTAGGGGTTTGGGAAGAGAGGAGAGACACCCCCAACTACTACCCCCGTGTACCCGATGAGGCGAAGCTCTCCTCCCCCGAGGGGAAAGAGAAGTTTATTCAGAACCTCATGGCCATTGACTTTACCAGAAAGAGTGCCGAGAACACCTTACACGGCTTATTAGGCAACAAAGAGATGGCGAAACGTTATGTAAGCGTTATGGCCAAGAATGGAGATAAGGTTATTATTGACCGAGGGCTTGCTCAGGATATTCTCAATCGAATGGGGAAGATGCAGGGGGCTCGTTCCCAGTTCCTGGAGAACCAAAGAACCCTTGATCTGGGTCACCTGGATACGCTCATGGATGAGTTCAGGATTAGGGAGCCTAGTAAAATCCTCTCCCGATACCTGTTTGATACCTTTACCCGATTGGAGCACGCCAGAGTATTTGGAGCCAAAGATGAGACCGCTTTAGAGCTTTTTGCCAAAATACAGGATGACCTCCAGGATGTGGGGGCCTCTGGGGTGGCCCGGAATGCCTATTACACCCAGGCAGGAGATGCCCAGAAGTCCGATATCCTTAAGGGTTACCAGAACGCTCCTCAGTGGCTTAAGACCCTGAACGGGAAAATAGCCGCCTTT